TGTAGTTCTTGCACTCCACCAGGAACGAATTGTCCTTCTCCATGTAGTCGCCATGGCTCTTAAGCCAGGGATACCGCGGATGGGTAGCCACGGCATCGCCCAAGGCCTTCAGCTGGCCCAGTTCCTCGCTGGCGAAAGCCGCAATGGTGGCTTCCATGCGGAGACCCATCTGCACCACCTCAACCTCGCTCAGATCGGGGCGCTCGCTGCGGCCAATCTTTTCCGAAACCACCTCAAATCCCTTGCCGCTGACTGCCCGGCGGCTATCGGTCGACCACCAGGCGCTGCGGCGCTCGTCGGGACTAAAGCCGCTCATTGTTCTGTCCCCTGCTCTTCCGAATCCAAGGCTTCACTCAGCAGAAAGCCCAATTTTAGATCGAGAAAATTAACCCCCTCTCTGAGCGCAATCCTTTGAGCCTCCCGCACAACAACATTTCCAGCGTCCTTCGCCCCTCGCCTGTAGGCGGCGTAAAGCGCCTTATCCATAAACTCCAATTCTTCTTTGAAACGGATGCCTACATCCTCGGGGAGCCTGCCGCCCTCAAGGTCATAATCAGTTTCGTAACTCATATCACCACCTCCACCAGCTTACGGCTGCCGGCGAAATACTTGGTAATGGCCGTCGCCAAAGCCGGAAGCATCACAGTCGGGAGATAGATGGCATCGCGGATCAACTCCTGATCGTCGTTTTCCATCACGATCTGGATATGTGTGCTGTCGGCATCAATGTCTAAATACACGGTCCAGAGATCGTCCGAATCGGCGTGTTTGCCGAAAAATACTTCTTCCATCTGCGCGTCCCTTTCCTGTTATGGCGCGACACACACTTTAGGATGGGTTTTGATCGGGTCAAGCGGAAAAATGCGATAGGGCAAAAAAAAGCCCCAGCGGTTAGGAGGGCTGAGTCTGATTTTGGGAAAGGAACACATGACATCGCTGTCCCGGTCACAATGCCGCGCTCGCCCCCCTATTGCAAGCCCCACCAAAACCCCCTACGCATACAAGGCGCACAATGCGCACAATGTGGAAAGGATATACGAATGCCTAGTTTAACCCTAGCTATCCGCGTGCCAAGTGAGGTGCTTGAGCAGATTGACCTGATATGCGCGCGGACGGAACACACCCGCTCGTATGTCGGCAGGCGGCTCGTTGAAGAGGGCTTGAAGGCTGAGCTGTTCGGGTCCGCGGTCAAGCCCAAGCGGGCGGCAAACAAGACTGCCATGCGGATTGTCGAAAGCGTAGTGGTGCCGTCTTGCATCCCGGCAGATGCGTGGCTGGAATGGGATCAATACCGCGCCAAGCGATCAGGCAAGGCATGGACGGCGCACGCCAAGGTTCTTTGCATCGCGCGGCTGGAAGCGTTTTGGAATGAGGGCCACGATCCCGCTGCCATCATGCGGCAGTCCATCGAGCATGGTTGGTCTGGATTGTTTGCAATTAAGGATTTGGCCGTAGGCAACCGTGAAGACCTGGCCCGCCGCGTGCAGCCCATTGTCGAAAGCAGCGCGGAGGAGCTTTTCTGATGTGGACATTGGCAGGCGTGTTTGTCGCCGGCTGCATCGGGGCGCTGATAGCCGGGCTGGTGATCGTGGCCGCGTCATGGCGCGAAATGATGGAGCAGTGGAACGATGAGTGACATTGTAGTCCGGCGTATGCCGACGCTATCGCAGCCTCTCAGCCTAGCCGTTGCAGATGAGCAGCGGCGCGAGGCTGACAGCATGCCCGGAGGATTTGCACCGCCCGCGCTGGCGCCCTCACTGGTTGCGGAGGCTGAACGGGCCGCGAAGCAGGCGCGGGGCGCTCTACAGCCGCCCACAGGGGCTTTCGTGCTTAGCTGGATAGCACCTATCCACGCGGGGTTCTCAAACCCGCCCAGCGCGCGGGAATCGGCTGTATGGGCCACCGCGGTTGCCAAGGCTTGCGCGAGGGTTCCGATGCAGGCTTTTACTGAGGATGCGCTGATAGATCTGGCCCGCGCGAGCAAATTTTGGCCGAGTGCTTCTGAGGTGCTGGCCGTGGTGCAACCAGAGGCTAACCGGCTGTATAGCAAGGTGCTCGCCATGGAACGCATCGCGCGAAGGAAGCCACCGGAGCCTCCCAAAAAGGTAAGTTTCACTGACCTATCCCCTGAACAAAAGGCAGCCGATGACGCTAAGACGCGCGAGATGATCGACCGGATGAAAGCCGCCATCGCCGAGCGGGAACACCGTATGCGGCCTGAACGCGCGGATCGGGCAGCGCCTGTGAGCCTCGGCGCTTTGATGGCCGGCTACCAGCGCGTGATCGACAGCGGCAGCACATACGCAGAGGCGGCGCGCATCCGGCTTGATAAGCTGCGCGAAGGATGATGACGATCCTAAGCCTGTGCGATTACACCGGGTCATGGTCTCAGCCCTACCGTGATGCCGGGTATGACGTGATACAGGTGGATATTAAACGGGGCGGCGATGTCAGACTGTTTGAGGCATTGCCGTTCCCAGTGCGCGGGGTTCTAGCAGCCCCGCCATGCACCCACTTCGCCAGCAGCGGCGCGCGATACTGGGAAAGCAAGGGCGAGGCAGCCATTCTAGAAGGCCTGGCTGTGGTTGATGCCTGTATGAGGATCATCGCAGTGCATCGCCCGCAATGGTGGTGTCTAGAGAACCCCATTGGCCGGCTGAAGCGATACTTGGGCGAGCCTCGCATGGCGTTTGACCCCTCCGAATATGGCGACCCCTACACCAAGCGCACCTTGCTTTGGGGACACTTCACGCCGCCCCCCAAGCGGCCTGTGGAAGCCACCGAGGGGTCTAAGATTATCAAGTTCAGCCCCAGCCCTGAACGCGCGGCGCTGCGCAGCATCACACCCGCGGGGTTTGCCAAAGCCTTTTTTGAGGCCAACCCGTAAACCTGGCACGGTTCTTGCATGGGGGCTTTTCTGGCATCAGGGAGGCCCCTTTTTTTCCATGCCTGAGACTGGCACGGTTCTTGCAATATAATATCTACGTCCTCGACGACCTACGTCGTGCTTACAATCGCCATAGTTACGACCCCCCTATTTAAGCCCTGGCGGGCAAAAACAGGGGGGATGCAAGGGGGGGGTAGGGCGCGCGAAGCGGGCAAGCGCAGGCCCCTAAGCCATTGCAAACGCTAAGGAAATGGGGCGCTTATCCTGTAAGCATTACGCACGTTGTTTGCATTGTGCGCTTTATCTGCAATGCAGACACTAACCGACTAGCAGCGCGCGGGCCTGGTCATAGCGGTGCTTCACATCTTCAAGCCCGACCTGGCCGCCATTCACGGCCTTACGCAACTTGGGCAGGTCACCGCTGTCAGCCACGAAGTTAAGCCCCATGCGGGACCACCAAACGCACGCGCTCTCAGCAGCCCCCGCTGGCGTGCCGATGCTCTCAATCCATTCTGCCGTAGGCTCTACGCCCAACACCCGCGCAACTTTCGCGTAATTCCATTTGCCGGTGATTTGGATAAGCCCCCGGCCAATATGCTGCCAAGCCTCGCCAGGTAGGCGGTTGCCAAGGTTCTTGGCCCCCCACGCGCCGCCATAGTCTTCCTCGGCTATCACCTTTTGGTCCGCTGGATGGCCCACGCGCCTACAGGCATCGAGCGCGCGCGTAGTGGCGCGAGGCCCGAACACAGCCGCGAGGCGATCCGGGCTGTAGTCTAGGCTCTCCACCAGCCGCCGCCCGCCCGCAGTTTCATGCCCGAAATTCGCCAGCGCCATGGCCGCACGGATAGGGCGCCCTGTCATACCTGCGCGCGCCATGTGTTCCTCGAGGATTGGCGCCCACATACCCGGCGCAGTCCAACCTAGGCCTGTTAGAAGATCTTGGGTTATCATGGTTCCACCATAAATAGGTTGCGGCCCCGCATGACGCTAACGCCAGCAGGGCCGCGGTTGTCAGGATTTTACGCTCGGGCAGTATCATGCGGTCCTCATAGCACCATTACCAAAAAGATGGCGCCGCCAAGCGTGACAAGGAATGCCAGGCCTTCAACCAGGGTTTTCAATATGGTCATCGTCATGCTGCCTCACACATAAGGACGCCAGCGCCCACGCCATGATACCGGCCACGGCAAGAGCACTCACACTTGAACCCCTTTGCATTCTGGCAACGCGCGTCGCACTTGTGCAATGAAGGGTTACGCTTGAACTCAATCACCCTATCCGCCCGCACGCGCGCGCCATTGGCGTTCAAGCCGGTAAAATGTTTGGCGGAAGTGTATGGCGAACCGTCATGCCACACATTCTCCAGCTGCTCTAAACCGGCAAAGTATTTCATGTTAGCCATGGTTCAGCCCTCCCCATATGCGGATTCGATGGGCGCGCCAGTATGGGCGCAATACAAAGCGGTATCTTCCCAATTCACATCCACGCCAGCAGCTTGCCATCCATCGCGGAAGCCGTGCAGCGTGGAATGGCAAATGTTGCGCCATTCAGCGCGGGCGGCGTCAATCGACAAAGCCCCCCCGTCCGCCATGACGATATAAAGCGGATATCCGCCCGGCCAGGCATACTTGTCACGCAATGCGCGCTTGATGCTGGAGAGTGTCGCAATGTTGTCCATGTTGTCTTTCCCTTTCGTTGTCGATCACCACACTGGCAATCGGGCAAAGCGCACGCCGCACAAGCGACGCCGCCTTGCCGGATTGTCAGGCCATGGCCTCAATGCGCGCAACGCCAAGCCCGCACACAATCCGGTAGCAATGCGTGCCAGCCTTGATAACCCGATAGCGCTCCGGGTGTTTGCGGTAGCATTTCAGCATATGCGCAATCTTTCCGCGGCGTTCTGTCACCGCATATTGCGGCTCATCCTCAAAGCAAAACGAGAATGCCAGCTTGAACGGCTCGATAGCATCCTGCCGAGGACTGGATATGATGGTGCGCAGTGTCATTGTCTTTTCCCTTCTGTTATCGGCAATTCGCCGCACAAGCCCACCTCGCAATGGGTTTATGTGGCGGGGGGTTAAACCCCCATAGCCTTGTAATAGGCCTCTAACGCCTCAGTGTCGCCAAAGCTGCCGCAACGCGTCTTATTGCTGAAGTTGGCACCTATCAGCCTTCCGCCCCACACCTCCGCAAAGCCCCCCTCTTTCCGATAGCGTGCCACATACCGCTGAGCTGCCGATTTAGCCTCCGCTTCACTGGCGAAAGGTTTGCTTTGCGAAACCATGCAGCCATTGCGAAAGCTGCGATACACCCAATGCCATTCCTGCCGCATTGTCTTTCCCTTTCCGGCTTGATTGCCTGTGCGCTAGGTATACGTCGCACACGTCAGTGTCTAGCAGGTATTATCTTAAACATTCTTAATGTTTGATAGACCCTACATGGCACGCTTCTTGCATCACGCACGCGCGCGATCCTTATTACGTCTATGTCGTTATATCGTCATAGCGTGGCATCGCCCCCATCGCCCCAGCGTCGCCACGTCCCATCACATCACCACATCACCACCACGCCTGGCAGTTAGGTCAGTACCTATGTCCTATTTCGTACTACAGCCCACGTAATGGCAATCTGGGAGTCAACGGCCACCCCACATACCCCGCACACGCGATTCTGAGCGTGCTACAGGGGCCTCTGGCATATGGGGCGCTAGGGTGGTAGCGGAGAACGCTAGACCAGGCTGTACGCCCGTCTGTGTGGCTTATATGGACAGTGGGCCTGACCTATACAGCTAGACAGCACCCGCACACCGGCGCCCGCCCGCACCCGTGGCCGCGCGTGGGCCGCGAGGGGGCTAGAGAGCGTGCCCCTTTCCTTGTTCCCCCCAAGAAAAATATGGTTTCTGGGTTCTGGTTATATATATACGATATAACGTAGTTGTCAGAATGAGGGTTTGGTTATGGATACTGTGGTGATGAACAAGGTGCTGGACATGTATGCGTCTGGTTCACTGGTGCGCGTCATCTGCAACCGGCACAATGTAAGCGTTAGTGGTGTGATGCGTGTGTTGAGGCGTGCTAGGGCTGAGGGTGATGTGCGTGTTTTGAAGCGTAGGCGTTTGCAGGGTGGTGAGCGTGGGCGGATGATTGGTGGGATGTTGGGAGTTGAGGGTGGTGTGAGTGCGGCTGAGATTGCGGAGTTGTTGTGGGGCGATGATTTGCCGAGCACCTGGCGTAGTGTGGTGATTATCGAGATGAGCAAGTTGAGGAAGTCTGGGGTGGTTGTTAAGTGCCTCAAGGGGCGTTATGTATTGGCATAAAGTTTAGGGGCTAACGTAGTGAAGTTTGACCTCCAAAAGTTCTATCAGTTTTGCTCTCAGTTGCAGATCGAGACGAAGGAGAAGGGCTTGCAGCGGCTGGACAAGCTGTTGGGTACGCAGACGTATGTGATGAATGAGATTGCGCGTGGGCTGGAGGAGGACATTCACTTCTTCACCATCCTCAAGGGCCGGCAGCTTGGCGTGACCACGATCAGCCTGGCGTTGGATTTGTATTGGGTGTTTACGCATCCGGGTTTGGGCGCCACGCTGGTGACGGACACTGAGGAAAACCGGGAGATGTTTCGGTCCACCTTGGGCATGTATTTTGAGCATTTGCCGCGGCAGTTCAAAATCCCGATGGAGGGGCATAACCGCAACCAGTTGGTGCTGAAGAACCGCAGCCGGTTGTTTTACCA